AGATATCATATCTGCAGGATTGCCAATAGCTTCTATTCCAGCTATAGCAGCTTGGGCACCAATCATTTGTAATGGATTTACTTTATCACCACCCCAACCTACTGCATTGGATTCAGAAAAGTTAGGTTGCATTGGTAATATAATAGTTTCTAAGGTATCTCCACGCCTATCACCTCTATTAGGATTTGTAAGTGATAATGATTCACTTCCACCTGGTTGATATTTAAATGCTGTAATTCTTATAAAATCATATCCAAGATTAGGAACTCTTAATGGATATCTTAATAAATCAGATCCACCTGACCCACTACCAGCTATTGGAGCAGGGAATGTTGGATTGGCATCACTGGTATTGTTGTCAGAACCATCTGCATTAGAAGATTCTGGTGCATTTGATGAGTTCGCAGTGCTTCTGTATAGCACAGCTGTTGATATTCTTTCGTAAGATTCTGGACCATCATCAAACGCTATAGCAAGTGCTTGTTGTTTGGACCAAGTAAGTAATGTATCATATTGTCCACGTGTTGATGCATTGGTCTCACTAAAATATTGATCATAATCATCTGATGTAAAATCTGGAGATCTAGAATCCTTATTAAAAGATACTATTAAATTATTATTGCTATCTCTAAATTCAAGAGCACCAGTGCTTAAATTAAAATGTATTTTTATTGTCTCATTAGTTAAATTTGATTGATTATTTCCCTTTACTCTTTTTAATACCTTTTCCGCAACAAAAAGTTCTGGACTACTTGATGTAGAAATCCAACTATTGGTTTCCAATGTGAAGGGTGTGGACATTGATATACCTATCGTCTAGTTATTTATTAAGAAGTTTTGATATGGAATTGATCTAGCATCTTTCAGTTCAAGTGGGTAGATGACATGTAAATTGCCAATGATTTCTTCCCATGTGTAGTTTCTAAACTCACCCCAGTGATAGTTCAATCCTTTAAATCCCCATTTATCTATAGATAAGCAAGCAATTAAAGGGTTTTGATCATATCTTATTCTTGGTGTTTTGGGTTTATATACAAATGTATAATACCTTCCTACATCTGGAACCACTTCTGTTTCTGTAAGAACTTCAATCAAAGCAATCATTCTATCATCAGAAGATGATTTGTTGATAATATCATCAACTACATATTCTAATCTATTTTCTGTGTTTTCTAGATAGTCCTCTTGTTCCATAGAGTTCATCCTCTGTTATAATTTTGAACTCAACCCCATTATCCAAACAAAACTCTTTTGCTGCTTTCCATTTTGCTTGGTTAACTGCATAAGTTGCTGCTTCATAAAGATATGATTTAGTAACTTTTTTTGGTTTTTTTGGTTCAGTAGTTTGTTTTTTAGGTTTTACTTCAACCACATACTTTTTCACTTTATCATTCTCATTCACTTCAATAAGAAAGTCAGGATAATACCTATGGACTTTTCCATCAGTGGGTGACACATATGGTATACTAAATTCTTCAGATGCCCATCTTAAAATATTAGGAGTTTTATCACAATAAAGGCAAAATTGTCTTTCCCAATTTGACCTACAAATTATATTATTTGAATTACCCTGATATTTTTGGGGATTTGATGGTTTAAAAATAGACTTGTAACTTCCGCCCACGTTGTGTCTACATAGTAATAGTAATCAAGTTTATTTATAGATGCCAGCGTCAAATCCAAGACACTATAATGTACAAGAACTTCAATCGAAGTTAATGCACGTTGCGCAGACATCTGTTTATCAAGTATATATTATACCTCCTGGTCCAGTAATATCTAGATTAATATCAAATAAAGGCATTCAATGGCAAGGAGCATCTGGTATTCAAGAGATGGTAAATATATCATGCACTGATGCTGTACTTCCTGGTTCTTCTTTTGCTACTCATGAGGTCACCTCTGATTATATGGGAGTAAGTGAAAAGATGGCTTACAGAAGAATGTATAATAATCAAGTATCATTATCATTTTATGTTGACCGTGATTATAAAATAGTTGAATTCTTTGAATCATGGATGGATTTTATTTCTGGCAAATCTAGCAGAGGTGATAATGATAGTTATAGAAGTGTTGAAAATGGATTTAGAGCTAATTATCCAATTGATTATAAGGAACCTTTGTATGTAACAAAGTTTGAGAAAAATCTTAATGGAAGAGCATTAGAATATCAATTTATAGACGCTTTTCCTATTGCTACAAATTCAATGAATCTTTCTTACACATCAAGTGATCTTTTAAAATTAAATGTTGAATTTTCTTTCGCAAGATATGTGATGGAATCAAAAACTTATGGTCTTAATGATAATCCTCTCCTCACATAAAACTAATAAATAAACTGACTGAACTTATTATAGAATAGTATGCCATTACCAAAAATTGTTACACCAACTTATGAGTTGAAACTTCCTTCTTCTGGGCAAGAGATTAAATTTAGACCTTTCTTAGTGAAAGAAGAAAAACTTTTAGTGCTTGCTTTAGAAACAGAGGACTCAAAACAAATTACCAATGCAATCAAAGCGGTCATATCAGATTGTATTCAGACAAAAAATGTTGGTATAGAAAATCTTCCAACTTTTGATATTGAATATTTGTTTTTAAATATTAGAGGTAAGTCTGTTGGTGAGGAAGTAGAGGTAAATATTATTTGTCCAGATGATGGAGAGACTGAGGTTAAGGTAACTATTAATCTTGAGGACATTGAAATAAAATTTGATGAAGAACATAGTAAGACAGTAAAAATTAATGATACACTTAAGATGGATATGAAGTATCCATCTCTTGATCAATTTGTAAAAAATAATTTTGAATTTGATTCTCCTGATATGGACCAATCATTTGAATTGATTGCATCTTGTGTTGATAAAATTTATGATGAAGAAGAAGTATGGTCTACTGATGATGTAGGCACAAAAGAAGTGGTAGAATTTTTAGAGCAGATGAACTCCAATCAATTTAAAGAGATTGAAAAATTCTTTAACACAATGCCTAAACTTTCTCATGTAGTTGACATAAAGAATCCAAACACCAAGAAGAAAAATAAAGTAACGTTGGAGGGTTTATCTAGTTTTTTCGCGTAGCAATGGCTCATATGAATCTTGAGTCATTTTTTAGAATTAATTTTGCCTTGATGCAGTATCATAAATATTCATTAACTGATATTGAAAACATGATGCCTTGGGAGCGTGATGTTTATATTTTGCTTCTTGAACAACACTTGAAAGACGAAGAACAAAAGGCAAAGGCAAGAAATGGATAGTAAGGTAGTAAAACTACTAAAAATTAATGAGAAAGAAACTGGAAAGGATTTGCTTTCCAATCTTACAGAAGATCATCTCAAAAAATTAGAGTTTTACTACGAGAATTTATCAGAGGATGAGCAGCAGGATATAGATGAAAAAATTATTTCTGGTGAAGATAATGACTTTATTGATGTATCCCTAGGACTTTCAGGATACTATGATGAAGTAAAATATGATCAAGGAATGAAAGATTTTACTGGGAATGTTATAGAGAAAGAGGAGGGTGGTAATTCAACTGCTACTGCTGTTAAAACTGACACTACTAAAGAAGAGAAATTAGTAGAGGAAGATATTGATCCAAGAATCCTGGTGATGTTGGGATTAGAGTTTACAAAGGATATTGATTACGGAACATATAAGACCCTTTTAAAAGAGAAGATGATTGCAGGCAGAATGACTGAAAGTCAAATGCCTACTGAAGAAATTGAACTTATTACAGATGAATTTAAGAGAATAAAAGGAAGTGAAGGTAGATTTGTTATAAAGGGTCAGAAGATAAATTTTGATTCTTTTGTTGGTAAAGCAAAAGAAAAAGTTAAAACAAAAGAAACGAAAAAAGAAGAGAAACCAGATTTTGGGTTAAGGGCACTTCCTCCTGCACTTAAATCAGTAGAGGATATTACTGATGATGAAAAAGAGGCAGAGATAAAAGAAGAAGATGATGGAACGAAGGTTGCTAATCTTCTCTCGCCAACTCTTAATTCTCTTCAAAAAAACATGGAAAGTATCTATGATACTTTAAATAAACAATATTTACTAGGCCAAAAGAAAGAGGATGATTCTGATAAAC